GCAAGGTGCCTTTGGCCTCCGTATCGAGCAAGAATGCTGCGAAGATGTTGGACGGGATTTCCGGCGCAATCGCGATGTTGAACAGAAGCGCAGCCTTGTAGGCGTCGTATTCGGTTTCCGTGATTTCCGAAGCTGCCAACCGCGAGTCGTAGTCGAAACCCGACAAGGCAAGAGCGTCTTCGTCCGATACCCACGTTCCGAGCGCCTTGTAGGGTGCTTGGTCCGAAGTCCGTGCGATGTTGACCGAGAAGTTATTCCCTTCCCAGCCAACGGCGTTGAAGACGGCGTTCCCGAGGCCAACAGACGCCAAGGGGAGAATTGCGATAAGGTATTTTTGCATTAGTATGCTCCTGTTTTGCCGTTGACCCACGTTTCGGTGGCGGTGATTTGTTCGGGGGATAGGGTCGGGCCGAATCGGGTAATGAGCGAGTAGATTTGGCCGTTAAAAGGTAGAGAAGCCCCCGCCCGTCGCCCTATAAACAACACGTGAGGATCATACACGGTGCCGCCCTGCGCGAGTAGATTTTCCGCACCCAAAACGCCGTTGCGCCATATTTGGCAAATACTGTTGGGTATGTCGCCTATCCCGATGACTGTAAGACTCGTAGGGACTGCGGGGGTTGGGATTGTCGCGCTACGGTTGCTCCCGGTTCCCGTGGACCGGAAACTGATATTTTGCGCTGTCAGCGGGTTTGAAGTAATCATCCCAAAGGTATTCGGTGTCGAAGAACTATTCACGCTATATTCTACAGGCGCCCCAACCGACGCATCAGTGAGTTTCCGCATTCCGCCAAATAGCTGTATCCTACCCACGCCCGGAGTAATCGTCGGGGTCACCATGCCATCGTCCAACCCGTCGAAGAATAGGTATGGCCTTCCGGTTCCGTCGATCTGGTAAGCAGGTCGGCTTGCGGGCGTTACTTGAGTCGCGTGATTACCTGGAAGTTCTCGAATTGAATGGAGGGTAAAAGTTGCCGTGGACCCGTTGGTATCTGCTAAAATTTGAAGGTCTGCGGAAACCGAGCGCACACGAACGGTCCGTCTTTGTCCCGAGGCCCAATTGTAAAGGACTTGGAAAATCCCGGAAGTCCTTAGGCTCAGCACTATTCCCGGTGCCGAAGTGTTTTCAAAATCAACCTCGTAAAATTTCTCCGCAGAAACTCCCGTCGTGAAAGCCACCCCCGACATATTTGCGGAATCTGTCCGCGACAAGCTCCCCCCGCCTGTCAATGGATCGTAGCTTGCGGGCGATGGCGGAACCCCGTAATTGACGATAACCCCGCTCTGCCGAAGCTCTGGACCCCGCACCAAACCTTGCGACTTATCGAGAAGCAGAGCAACGGGCTGTCCCGCAGCCGTCACAGGCGTTGTTCCCGCTGCATCCTGAAACATCGTGGACATATCGGACGGGTCGAACCATACGCCCGGTTCAGAAGCCGCGAACAACGACGCGGGCGAGAAACGCCAAGCGCCCTGCTGGCTGGCGAGGATCGACGCGGGCATAGGATTAGTTCCCGTAAGCCAAGGTGCCGCTTGCGCCGCCTGCCAAAGTCACCGTAGCGCCCGGCCCGCCCGTGAAGAACGGCATGGGGGTGTAGACGCCTGCGGTCACGGGAACGGCGTCGACCCGCACGACCCCAGCGGCATCGGTAAGCGTCAGCGTTCCGCCCGTCTTGGCAAGAAATCCGGCGATGAAAGAACCCGGCTGGAAAGTCGCGTTCGCCGCCATCGCTTGAGCCGAATAGGCTTCCTGAAATTTCGACATTGGAAAATCCCTGTCTGAAGCAAAAACCCCCCGGCTCGGGCGAACCAGGGGGTTTCCGTCCACCCGAACCCGGAGAACTAGGCGCGGTGAATTAGAACGCAGCGCCGCCGTTGATACGAACGATCCGGCGACGTTCGCGGATATTCGCGTTCATTGCCACGTCGAAGCGGACGTTGTGCGCGCCCGTGTTGAAGTCCGAGTGCTGCCACATGCGGACAGTCACAGGAATGCGGGACAGCTTCTTGCGCATGGCGATCCCGGTTGCAGGCATCACCAGGGGGATGGTGTCGACCGAAATCGCTTCCTTCTGGATAATCATGCGAGGGGCGAGAACCGCCGAAGCCGCGCCAACGAAGGTCACAACGGCACCGTTTGCAGGAGCGGCCGAAACCGTCGCCTGTGCGGTGTTGATGTTGACATTGTCGCCCGCGCCCGAACCCGGAACGATCATGGCAGGGAAGATGCGAACGACTGCGGCACCCGCGCCGTCGGCCGTAACGTCGTCAACAACCGTGAACTGCTGAAGACGCGGCGGGCTGACATTGGCCTGCTTGCGGTTGTCGTAGGCGAAAACCCCCGGATAGGTGAGAACTTCGCCGCGCTTGATCGTGGCATTGGCACCAAGACCGGCAAGAATGATCGTCTGCGACATCATCCGGCCATTCGCCGCCGAAATGGCAACGTCGGCATAGTTCACGTTCTGGTTCGCGCCGTTGACGGTTGCCGCAGCCGCAACGCGGGTTCCGGTCGTCAGGGTCGGAAGCGAGTTCGTGAATTCAGCCGGAATGCCCGCCACTTCGGACTTGAAGCCCTTAGCGTAGGTCTTCGAAGCCATTTCCGTGAGCGAAGCCTTGGAAATCACTGAATCCCCGAGCGCGCCCCGGTCGTAGTGCGACATGACGGCGTAAAGATCGTTGTCGCCAACGCCTTCTTCCTTCAGGCGGGTGTAGCCAGCGGCAACGTCGGCATAGTTGGAGATAGCCGCAGCCGTGCCCGCATTGCCGGTCCATTCGTCCGAAGCCAGGGCCGCAACACCAAGAATGTAGGCGTCGATCTTTTCCGCCAGCGAAGTTGCTGCACCATTCAGGGCCTTGCTTTCGCGGGCCGAACCAATGTCACGGATTTTGACAAAATCGCCCCAGCCCATGTTCGCATTGAACGTGCCGTCAATGGTGAACTGCTCGGCACCGAAAACGGTCCCGTCGGTTCCGGCCGAAAGGTCTTTCACGCCGTTCGTGGTGCGCGTGATGTTGTAGCGCGGCGTGACCTGTTCAACCACCGTCAGGCGGTTGCGGTCGTCGAGTTCGCCTTGATGCTCATTCCACGAAACGCACTGCCCGGTGACGAGGTTATCCTCGAAAACGGTCATGAATGCGTTCATGACAAGCTTTGCTTGATCGACTGTAACGGTGCCCATAAGAAAACCCCTTCATTGTGTCTGTGCTGAAGGGGTTCCCCTGTCAGCGTTACTTATACCAGACCTTGCGGAAATCATCGAGATTGTCCGTGTCGGCCCGAATTGGAGAACTTGAACGTCCGCCCCGGATTTGCGGTGCGGGTTCCCCCGCCTTTGGCGCTGTCCGGGCCTTCGGTCGCTTCCCGCTGATTTCAGCATCCTTGTCCGCAACGTATTTCAGTTGCTGATAGGGGGACAGTTGAGAAACCCGAAGGGCTTCCGCCGTGTCACTTGCGAGAGCATAAAGAATAGCTTCGCCATTCTCGGCCTCGGCCGCAGCGTTGAAGGTCGTTTCCGTGAGTTCGTAAGCGCCTCGCTTCGCGGCTTCCACAACGACTTCGTCATAGTCCTCGAATTTTTCAGCGCCCTTGTCCGCAAGGGCCTCGACCTTTTCCTGAAGTTCCGCAAATCGAGCAAGCTGGATTTGTTTTGCTTCGGAAGCTTTTTTGTTGCTGTCGATTTTGGCGAGGGCGGCGCTGACTTTCTGGTCTGCGGTCCACTCGATCAAATCGGCTGTGTAACCGTCATCCAAGACGCCAAGGGGATATTTTGCCGTGTCCGTGGGGTCGGGCTTCCCGCTCGTAGGGTCTTGGATAACCGGCTGTTGCTGGTTTGACAAGCCCTGATTTTCCAAAGCCGCAATTCGGGCTTCCGTGGCAAGCCGCGCGGCCTTTTCTTCGCGCAAATCCCGCTTCAGGTCGCGGATATATTCGGAAGTTTTCCGCTGCTTTTTTGGGGGCGTATCTTCGCCGTCTTCCCCTTGCTGCGCGGAACCCTCGTCTCCGCCTTCGTCCTGCCCGTTGTCGTCCTCGGCATCCGGGATTTCCTGGGTTGCGCCGCCCCGGTTCTCGGGTTCACGGTTGTCGTCGCCCGACATACGTTCCGCAGCCTGCGCAAATCCCGGGCCGACTTCGATTTCCGGCGTTGAGCCGGTTCCGTCGTTCTCGTCACGGCACACCCGGCCGCGCAGCATCGTGGTAGCTAGGAAAAGATGCTTCCGGCTTGCCCGTCCAAATTTCTTCATGCTTGTTCTCCATTGGTCGCCCGCTTCCTAACGCGCCGGGGCTTGGGCGCTTCACCGGGTTCCGGCGAATTCTGTTGGCGCTCGGATTGATCGAAACGGCGGTCCTCGTCCTGCAACTTGTTGTGCTGGTCGACGGCCGAAAGGATCGTCTTTGCGTCTCGATCTTCGTTCTTGCTTTCCACGTCCATACGGCGGGATTGCGCGTCCATTTCGGCCTTGTAGGCCGCAGCTTCGGCCTGCGCGGCTTGGGCCGTGCGAAGATTGGCTTGGGCTTCCATGTTGGCAATATCGGCTTGAGCCTTGGCAGCTTCCAATTGCGTTGCCATCGAATTTTGCTCTTGCTGCTGCGCGACGAACGCCTTTTCCTGTTCGCTCATTTCATCTTCGGGGATCATCCCGGACGGGAGGAGGAACATGCGGAAGCGACGGGCAAATTCTTCAGCCTGCGGCCAATCCTGGCTTTCCGCAACGAGGTCCATGACCTTATCAGCAACCTGTGGCATGGCATTAACGAACGCCATCATTTGTTCAGCCGCAAGGGTCCGCTTCGTTTCGGTGGCGGGACCGACGGAAACCGTAATGCCATATTTTCCCATCGTAATATCAGAATTGGGGTTCGTGGGGTCGTTCAAAATTGTCATGGTGCTTTTGCCGTCTCGCCCGACAATGGCAACCATGCGCTTTGTGTCATAAATGTAGGGAATGAGTTCGTTGACGTTTTTCGCGCACCGTTCGTCCGCGATCCGCAACCGGTCGTGATAGATGAAGCTACCAACGTCGGAAGTCATCTGGCGGGCCTGGATAGCCTTGCCGGAAACCTCGTTCGATTGCATTCCCAAACTCGCCTCATGGATATTCGAAATATCCTTGAGGTCTTGGGTCGAGAGCATACTCTCGTTCATCAGGCCAGCGTCAACACCGGGCGGCTGGACGCGAACCGGCGCTTGCTCCCCGTCGTTGAAGAAAAGGAACGGGTCGTCAGAGGTCGGGGAACGCCGCCAGCGCGCCTCATGACCTTTCACGGCCTCGGGCGTCGTCAGCCACTTGTTGCGAGGCACGGAAACAAGCTGTTCGGCCTGGACCGAGCGCCAATAGTTGTGCAAGCGCTGCGGGTCTTTCAGGAACCGGATAAGCCCCCATCGGTGCGTCAGTGCGCCGTCGGTGACTTCCCAGCCAGGGACGCGGTAAAGTGGGATCGACGAAATCGGGTAGTCGTAAGGCCCTTCGAGAATATCCTTGCCGCTGCACAGATACATGCGGGCGAAACGGTTCGGGACTTCCCGGATATAGGGGGAACCGTCGGAGCGGAATTCGACTTCGTTGATATATTCGAATTCTTCTTTTTCGGTAACGTCCTGAACGGTCCCGTCGACCATGAGGGCGAGAACCCGAACGCCTTCCGTGACCATGCGCCAGTAAGCCACAACACGGATAGTGTCTTCCGTCAGCCAGTAGCCCGACGAATTCCAGGAGCGGCTATCCTCAAACGAGGTTTCCGCAGCCCACGGCCAGCGCTTCTTGAATTTGGCGCGGGGCATGTCGTCTTCGGCCCAAGCGTATTCAGCGTCACCGCCCGACGGCTCGACCGAGAGGGAATCCCACGTTACCGCGTAGGGGTCGGAGAAATGGCAGATTTTGATTTCCTGCTCGAAAACGTCGTCGCTGGCGTATTCGATACGGAGGCCAAAGGCACCTTGT